AAAGAGTCATTGTCAATGTCATGTTGCTTACGTAGATCATCAGTGCTTTTTATCCACAACACATTACTCCAATGCTCATGTATAAAATCATTGAGTACTTCTTCAACTGATACGTTCATATCCTCTACTTGACGTTTATTTTCTTTTAACTGTGCAATACCCCAGTTAAATACTTTATCAGAATCATAGTCAACTAGCCCTATCATCTTTGCTAATAGAAGCCCAGTAACTGTTGCAGACACTAACACAGACCAAAATCTATTTTCTGCTGTAAGACCCGCCATTTTATCCACACGCTGTTGTACATTACTCAGTAACTTCTTAACATCCTCTATATTGTTCATAATATACTGAACGTACTCTTTACCTGCATGACCATAGTTTTCTTGTATAGCCGCACTAAATATATCTGTTTCTTCTTTAGTTTCAAAATGTATCTTCTTAACACGACACTCTAGTATTCTTTGAGCCTCTGCTTTTGGCATAGCTTTTGTCATACTTATACGTTCAATTATACTTGTGTTACCTGTAGTAACGGCAAGCAATCTCCACGCTTCACCTCTATGTCTTTCGGTATTGCTACCACTAGTCATACGACCTCGTTGTCTACCACCCGTTAGTTGATAAGCTATATTACTTAATTCTCTACTACTCGTATTGGTTAACTCATCCATATATAGTGGTAGGTTGTGATATACTTCACCTCTATTCATCTTAGTATTAAACGTATCTCGTTCATGTATTATTAAGTCCTCGGGTCTACCCCAAACAGATACCCCTGCCGCCATAGCAGTAGTTTTACCAACACCCGATTCCTTACTATATAGGTGTAATCCTGCACAGTTTATAGGTAAAAACTGCATTAACGGGGAACCAAAAGATGTTCCGACCACGAATTGATGTAACTCAAACCCATCTCTATTATAAAAATTTATAGCTTTTTTCCATTCTTCCATTGTGCCACGTGGTTCAAAAGAAGGAAACAACCCTGTTGTCTGTATAGAGGGAGGATTAAACGCTACCTTGTCTTTAAATATTTCTTGACTGCCTACTATAAAAGATTTGCAGTCATCGTCTGTCCATCCAAACTGTCTGTGTGCTTGATCTGCTACACTATTAGCTTGCAATTCATTAACCCATGTTGTTGTATATTGCATAATTTCATCCATCTTTGTAACTGCTACACCTTGCATAGACATCTGCTTACGAAAGTCATCTCTAGATGTAACAGCGGTTAGAGGTAAAGTAAATTCTCTTACCCCATCTTTAGGTAAGTGCAGTCTCATAACAACTGCCTCACCAACTTCTATGTCTCGTAATCTCCTAACAACGTATAAGTCGTTATGATATATAATCTTCTCATCGGGGTCTCCCTCTGCGTTACGAGTTCTTATATACACACCTCCATTTGCACCTCTAAAATATGGTTTAGGGTATACGGGTATTACATATGTGTTTGTAGGAGAGTTCGGTAGATTAACTGCAGGGGCTTCTACTATGTTATCTGCTTCTGTCGCCTCTTTTATTCTTTGCCCTAAAATTATAGGAGATTTTATCTTGCCCCAATGAGGACATTCATTGCAAACGTCAGTGTTGTATTCATCAAATGTGTTACACAGATATGGTCCTTTTATTGCGTCGGTCTTCTTTTTTGTTTCTTCTTCTGAATAATCAGGATGATGTCTTGACACAACGTGTATTGCTTGCTCTCCGTCAATACAAAACTTTGCAATAGATAAACCTGCTCTCCATAACGGTTCACTAATACTTTGTTGATTCTTAATTATATTCTTTATCTGAGCACAACCTTTACCTGCTTTTGTCTTTTTTATTATATCCGCAAACACAGATTCTTTATTACTTAGTATAGAATCTAAAGAAACAACACCGTCCGTGGGTGTGTATTTGTTAGGGACTGGTATCGGATCAACACCAAGTAATTCTGAAAACTCATCAAAATCTACGGGACTAGGTACATCAACACCAAAGTAAGTTACCTCTGTAGGAGGATCAGTCTTATAATTATGTGTTGTAGGCACTCGCAATACTCTACACACATCCGCCGTAACGGATACGTCTGCTAACAATTTATGCTGTACACACATAGTCTTCAACCGTGTAGCAACGGGCAACCAATTCTCTTTACCTACTGCTTCAGTCAATTTCCAGTATACATGCACACCTCTACCCGAGTTAATCTTTAGAGGGTTAGGTAATTTTAATACCTTACAGAACTCACGCAACGCATTAAGTGCCTCAGATTGATCTGCATAGTCTTTAGTTTCTCCACAATCGAGATCAAGAAAAAACGATTTAAATTCTTTTATGTTTTCTGCTTTTCTAGAGCCGTCTTTTTCTACCGTACCTAATCCAAAGTAAACATCATATCCTTCGGCATCAAAATTTTGTGATGCTTCAATTAAGTGACTTATGGTAGGGTAAAACTTCTGTATCTTACCATTATCACTAGGGCGTAGTGCTAACAGAGAGTAAAAGTCACCATCCGCTAACACACTTTTTAAAAATGTATTTGTTTCCATATCATCCACCAAAACCGAGAGTCACCACGACAGAGGTGTCGGTACACACCTTTTTCGGTTTTATCCTAGTCGTGGTAAGGTCTTGGTGTTAGTCGTCCCAGTTATCAACTAAAGAAGCTAAATCATCTGCGCCTTCTTTCGGTGCAGGGGCAGGCTTCTTCGATACTTTCTTGGGTTCTTCGACAGGAGCTTCGGCTTCTTCCTCAAAAGGATTAGCTTCTACACCTGATACTGCGTTTGCATCAAAACCTTCAACTGCGGTAAATGGGTTATCTTCTTTCATAGGTTTAAGATCTATAACTTGCACAGCTCTTAGTCTTAAAGACACACCATTATCTCTCATACTATATGGTACGAATACAACAGCTATGTTTACAAGACTACCATTAGTTAAAAGAAAATCATCAGGTAACTTATTACCTTTAGCATCATACTGCATAGGCTTTCTTGTAGTTTCAATACCATAAGAACCTTTTAACTTTGTCTTATGTGTATACGTGCCATCTTCATCTTTCTTAAATGGCATAACAAATTCTGCCCAACTAGATTCTTTCTTTGAATCATAAGCCAACTTCATTTGCTTATATAGACTTTTAGCTTGATCTCCAGTCATACGAAATTGTAGTGTATAAGCTGAACCCTCATCAAGAGGACTACAAGGAACAGATTTCTGCTCTGCACTATCATACTTGTAAGTGCGATTTATACGAGGCCACATGACCGTTACGTTATTGATATTATGATTCATAGTTAAGTTATTTGACATTCTAAATCTCCCTTACATGTCGTCGTCTAAATTAAATTCCCCTGCTTCTATTTGTGCAGGCTCTTTACTTGTCTTCTCTGCTTTACTTAGTGCATCTGCTACATCTTCAACACAAAACCTATAAGTGCTACCTATTTTTATGTAAGTATCTTGTGGTATGTCTTTCTGACGAACCCATGCACGGATTGTAGATATGGACACAGAAAAGTGTTTAGCCACATCTTCGATTGGTACGTATTTTCCAGTCATTATTTCTTCCTCACTACTATTGAATATTCCGTATCTGTGTTTAAACCTTTCGGCATCAGATCGGGGTTATCTTCAAGGAACTGTTTTATGTTAGTCTGATTAAGACGTTTGTCAAAGAACTCGGGAACTTTATTTTCCATAATAAATTCATACATGGATTCCCAATCACTTGTCCAAAACTTAGTCTTAGTCGTTCTAAAAAACGATCCCTCTGAAGTTCTTGCACTCTCAACGTTATGCTCTGTGCAATAGTCGAGTAGTGCTTGTCGAAGCCTATCTTGTTGTGCAACAAGAACAGCATCTTTTTCTTTAAATTCGGTGGACATATTAGCACGTTCAGTTCTTATCTTAATGAACGCTTTAGTCAATCTATCTACCGATACTGCGTCGTCTCCAGCCATATTATTCTCCCTTATGTTGCTGATACATTATATATAGTTACTAAATATAACTTAGTCAAGTATTTCTTTGTAAAGATCAGTAATTTTTGTGTGTATGTTTATTCTGTTATCTAATAGTCTGTAAACGTGTCTTTCTACGTCAGACCCCTGCAACTGCACAACTGTGCACTTGTGCTTCTGTCCAGACCTGTGTACACGAGCATTAGCTTGAGCATAAGTTTCTAGTGAACTGACGGGGGACCACCAAACCACTGTATTAGCGGCTGTTAACGTGACACCGTGTGCTGCGGAAGCTGGCTGTATCACCAGAACCCTTGGGCTCGGTGCTTCCTGAAACTGTTTAAAGATATTTGTACGGTTTGGCGCACTCACACTTCCCTGGATTACCTCTGTGGATATACCGTCTGTGCGTAGTTTATCTGTTAATATATTTATAGTGTGTTTAAATGGTACAAATACTAAAACCTTTTGGCTTGACTCGTCGATGACTTCTCGCAACACTTTATATCTATGTTTTATATCAAACTCCAAAGTCGCACCGTCATCAGTATAAACTGCACCTGCAGATATTTGTAGTAACTTGTTCATACCCACTGCAGCATTTATGGCAGTGACTTGTTCGCCCGTAACTTCTAATACTAATTTCTTTTTTAGTTGTTCGTAGTATTTCTTTTGCTGGCGAGTAAGTTCTACGACTCGCTTCACATATGTCATACTCGGTAAGTCAAGACATTCTTCTTTAGTAAATCGAATCGCAGGTTGTAATACTTTAAACACGGTATTTGTGGCAGACTCTCTTGGTATCCATTTAAAATTAGTTATCTTAGTCATAACCATATCTCTGAATGTCCCACCAAATCTAGGAACTGCCGTAGGGTTTACCATCTTTGCAAGCCCGTAAGCATCTACTGGACTCTGCGCGGCTGGTGTGCCTGTCATCATCCACAGCCACGTGTTATCATCTAATATTTTATTTAATACTTTCCATCTTCTTGTTTGGGCATTTTTGTAATGCGTGGCTTCATCTACTATTATTAAATCAAAACCACCTTTTTTAATTGTATCAGCTACTATTTCTACACCATCATAGTTAATAACAACATAGTCTGTGCCTTGTTCTATTATAGATTTTCTTTTATTTGCCTCGCCATATGCTACAGCAACGGTTCTATGGGGGGTAAAGTCAAACAGATCGTTTCGCCATGCACTATCCATAATAGATAGAGGGCATATAACTAACACACGTTTAATTTTGCCTTGTAACATCAAATAATCTGATGCCCATATCGCACTAGCCGTCTTGCCCGTGCCTTGTTCGTTGAAACAAAAGCATTTTTTATGTTGTGTAAAAAATAATGCCGTCTTGCGTTGATGATCGAACGGCTTGTATTTACCCGTGAAGGTATACTTCTTAACTGCTTCCAATGTCTTCTCCTTGTTGCAACAGATATAATCTGCGTTTTTCGTCACTTTTCTAAGGTACAATCACACACCGAGGTTTTGTTTCGGCTCTGTACGGTCTTTAAATTAAGTCTTTTTTGGTTTCTTTTGTCCATTTCGGCTTCTATTCTTAGATGGACTCTCTAAAAAGTATCCATCTTTATTACTGCCACCCTTGCTTAACATCTTCTTATGGCTAACGTCTTTACCCTTTCGGTTAACACCTTTTTTATCTAAGGCACGTCTAGCTTTCTGACGTTCCATACGATTAGGATGTTCACCTCTTTCTTTTTGTTTTTCGTATTCTTTTTTATAAGGTCTAGGCGATTTAGTATAAGCCATTAGTTACTCCCGTTATGTATACACTCGAGAACTACACAGTGTCGTTTACATAAGCCACTTGGATGTGCGTTCCAAACATTATTATCATATGCTATCTCCATACGTGAATAATTAGATAGCCATTTTTTCCATAATGCAGGGATTGTATCGTCTGTATAGGTTTGTGTTATAAAGTTGTTAGATACTACGAACAATAACCCTGCATTAATCTTCTTTATTTTAGGGAAATATTTAAAAGTAGCAAGTGCCATTAACTCTAATTGCCCTTTATCTGCATATTTAGCTGATTTACTTGTCTTGTAATCTACTATCCATGCCATATCTCCATCTATAATAACTAAATCAACTATACCTCTCCACCAAACATGTTTAGACATGAAGTCACACGGCTCTAGGGCCTTGGTAAGTCCTAGCTTCATTTCGCAATGCTTATCCCCTTTCTTTGCTTTCAAAGACTCAAGCACTGGTTTCATGTATTCAAATTTCTTAGGTATAGGCTTGTCGCTACCGATAAACTCTTCAGCAACTAAGTGAGCCTCCGTTCCATAACGCATAGCCTCGGTCTCGGATTCAGTATAATCTTTCAATATCTTCAGATGGTAAAACTGTTTAGGACATTGCTCGAAAGACTTTATCCTACTAAATGACCAAGGCGATATACTCATACCTGCAATCCGCCCTTTTCCCCACGCAAAGAAGAAGAAATATTTATGTAAGCATTAGGAGA